TACTTGCGAGCAGTCCATTGGGATACGGATAACTGTACAAGTAAGGCTCTGTCATTCAGATTCATAGTAGGTACTCCTTCTGTTGGTGAGGGGCATATGCCCCTCGGTTGATTAGAACAATACGTCTTGGTGTTTCATTGCCCACTTGGTAAACGCTTGCGTGTTAGACAGTTCGGGTTTCTTACGTGAGGCATACGACACAGTAAGCACCGAGAAGTCAGCAGGCATACGCTCTGCATAGGTACAGACCCGTTCAAAGTTGCCTTCAGTAGCACGTTCAGCAATAGCACCACTCAGGGCATACAGGGTGGCAGGGTCAGTCGGTACGTCAGCAGTTGTCGGGTTCATCAGTACTGCGTCAGGGTTAGGTAGCTTACGGAATACCTTTACAAAGCCTACAAATTCAGCCGCCGCACCTTCACCCACTGCACCCTTGAAGGACTCATACTCTGCATCAAAAGGCACAGTACCAATCACATCAGATACACCCTCTACCCATGAACGAGGCGTAGCATTTTGGTCACGTTGTGGGTCATAGTCATGTAGCAAGGCAGGTCTAAAGCGAATAAAGCTAATCACTTCAGGCTTGACGTTGTTGTCAAGTGCCCATGAAGTCCAGTCATCGAGGTGGGTTTCCAGTTCGTAGACTGTTTCACGATTACGCAGATGACCCAGTACTCGGTTAGCCCCTGCTCTGTCAGCCTGTCGGTTACCTGTGGAGATAACCTGCCATCCATCAGGCATCGGTGTGCCATGTAAAGTACGGGCTTGGCAGATGTTAGCTAGGACTTTCTGCAAGTCAGCATTAGCTTGGTTGCGGTCATCGAACAACAGGATACCCTTCTCAGGTGCTTTGCCCTTGATGGGGAACCAGTCAGGTAGCTTGTAATGCAGTTGGCTTTCACCATCGGGGAACAGGATACCGAAGTCCTCGACAAGCATGGTAGGCATGTGTCGTTCAATGCAGGGTACGCCAAGTTCTTCAGCAACTTCATGCACTATGGTGGTCTTACCACCACCGGGACTACCCTCTATACACAACGTACGTTGTATAGGGAATAGGGATTTGATGGTGTCTTTAAGTAGTGAGGCTCGCATATTAGTGTTGTCCTTTGTAAAGTTTATGGTCAATGCCGTAAGTAACGAAGTACCGATTGATTTCTTGCGTCAACTTACTTCTGTATGTCCTAGCTGACTGCTTGTCAGCAAAGTACATTGGTTGCTTGTGCTCATTTTGCACAATGATTCCACGGCTATCACGTAAAGCGAATAGGCGTTTCATGTTTACTCCTTTGGTGGAAAGTTAATAAAAATACATTCGTTTAGGTGGCGTACACCCTTAGCATCTATGTAGTATTCGCCACACCCTGCCATCCATTCGATGACTATGACTGCCATAAAGACACAGAAAGCAAGCATCAATAAGGCAGAAAGCACCCAGTCAAATAGCTTTTTCATGACATCAAGTAGGCAACTAAGCCACCCATGATTAGTCCGTAAAGCATCCACAAGATGTATCGTGTTGGTCGTTTCATTGTGTTACCTCGTAATAGTTAATACTTCCACATTCAGGACAAACGACTTCTGCTTCTTCCACTCCTTCGAGTTCATACTCGGCATGGGTATTACCTTCGTGCCCACAGTCCAAGCAATGGTTAGGTGTAGGGTCGTCTAATACACCGACAAACGATAGGATTTTGTGTCCGTTGATAGACACACAACCCCATTCTTTTAATATGTCTTTCATGTTGTCCTCTTTGGGTTAAGTTGTTTAAGGTGGTTGATGTCAGTGATAAGCTCATACCCCTGCTTGTTATTGCAGGCTACTGTAAACTTACGCTTCTTTGCTACTGCCTCACCACACCGCAGGCACGTTGGTCTTACCATGTTACGGCGTTGAGGCTCTACCCTTACGGCATAGCAGTTAGTACAGATGGGCAAGTGATAATCTTCCATTAATACCTCCTAGGTTTACACCAGTTGATACGGACATAGCTAAGGTAGTCAGACCCTACCCTGCAATACTCGATGGAGTGCGGTACGAATATAGGCAGGTTAAAGATAAGGCGGTATAGCCATGAATCTACTTTGACAATCATGATTCCTCCACTGGTTCGGTTGAAAGTACACGCTCTTGGGCAATCCCCTGATAGCCATTGTTGGCTAATCTCTGCATCCATCGTGTTGATAGCTTGATGGTGGTATCAGATGGTCTAGCTTGGCTACTGTGTCTAAGGGTAGAGGAACTAAACCTATCCTCATTCTCAAACCACATGCCATTGGTGTGTATGTATAACGGGAAGTGTTCCCCATAACTATACACAGTGTAGACCTCATGGTCTGCATCCATCAGCGTATAGATACCAAACAGGTTGTGACCCCTGAATGGTTTCTGCTCTACAACGTAAGGTTTGCACTTGCTATTGGCTACACGAGGTAGCCCATTTAGTTGTGGGCTACTCATGTTATAACCCCATCGAGGATAGGACACGATTGTTGATGTAAGCTAACGCCAATGCCCTGCTAGGGAACACTAGCATGTCTGCTTCATGCTTAAACTTTACAACGTAACCACTAGGTGTTTTACGGATAGTCCACTTCATATAATCTCCTATGAACATGTTGATAGAAAAGAGAAAAGGCAGAGGGGTTACCTCTGCCATATGGGTTAGAACAACTTCTGTTTAGGTGCATTAGTTGTAGTACCTTCCTGCAATACTTCCATACCTTCAAGTGTTTCACACTTGATGTACAGTGCACCTCCTGCTTGTGGTGGGGCTACTACCTTGAAGGTGTTATTCTTTACGTTACCCTTAACGCTCTGTACCTCAAAGGATGAGAACGTACCATTCTCGTTAACCTTCTTGGCTACCACAGTAATGGTGAATGTTACTGGCTTGATGGACTTCTTCACAGTTGCTTGCATTGTATTACTCCTGAAGTTAGTTAATTTACATTACATACATTGTCTTACTGCCGTTTGGCAGGGACTCGACCAGATTGCCAGACCCAGCGAAAAACGCAAACACAGGCTGGGCAAGGCTTTGCGGGTTAGCGAGCACTCACTTCGAGGGGTCGGCTGAGTTAGGTAATTATACAAGGTCAGGCTATAATCTAACACCGCGAGTAACACATCCAAAGAAGTTAGTCAAATACAAAACTTAGATTGTTAGGAATTCCTAAAAGAATCAACAACTTACGGGGCAATAATCTAAATGATATAAATAATCTTGTAAGGTTAGGGTAACAACATTCACCCGCCCTCCTTAACTTTACAGTCTTAGCCCTAGATGAAAGGGTGTGTGTATATATTTTATAGATTATTTAGATTATTTAGATTAACTCTACTATCACATGGCTAAGACCCGCATAAACATTGGGTTCTAGGGCGTAAAGTTTAACCTTACAACAATCTATATGGGCCATACAACTTAGATTGTTTATAGATTATATGCGATATAGCCCTGAATTACGATGCCTGCACCCCCCGGCGTATGGTTTTATATACTATAGATAAAGAATGTAAAGTTTTGGACGTAAAAAAACCCGGCTTTCGCCGGGCTGGGTGGTTAGAACACTGCCATTGTTATCCAGAGTAGTGCATAAAGTACTGGTGCTATGGCGATTGCTGCGAGTAAAGCCTTGATTGTTTCCCGCCGTTCCTGTTTCCGCTCATGTTCCATGAAGATGTTGCGGGTTTGGGTTGGCTTTTGCATTTCCTGTTGTAGAAATTTGCGGTAATGTTCCATTTAATTCTCCTGTAAGGTTAGGGAGGGAGCCTTTCGGCTCCGCTCCTGTGGTTTACTTCATATGAATCCGAACATTCTCGGGTAGAATTCCATCATCAATTAACTCTTGCTGGAACTGTACAGCGTATCTATCACGCTTGAACCAGCGAAAGTAGATTGAATCATTCTCTATCCACTTGACACAGAACCTATACGACTCTTGTTTACGTACCTTCATTGGATTTCTCCTCATGGTTTAAAAAGAACCCGACTGCTGTCACCAGTCGGGGGTTGGGTTACGAGAACAACTTACGCTTTACGGCTTGTACCTGAGTCGCACCGTCTTGAATTACCAATCCTTCAAGACTATCTGCTTTCAGGTAGACTGCTCCGCCTGCCATTGGGGGAACCGAAGTCTTAAACTCGTTTCCCTTTATGGGTTGTTTTACAACCTTTGCCGTAATCCCTGAGAGCGTGCCGTTCTCATTGATACGGGTTGCTGTAATTTCAACCGTTACAGTAACGGGGGCAATCGACCGCTTAGCGGTAGGAGCATGTGTGCTCATTTGATTCTCCTAAGTTGTTAAAGAAATCAGGTTTTCGCCTGAATCGTTTGCATTTGCATACGACAATTTCAGATTGCCAGACTTTACAAAATTGTCAAATACGCCTGAAATCAAGGCTTGTGGCTTGATGCTTTTTGGTTTTGGTTTTTGTTTTGGCTTGCTTTGTGGCTGGCTGGCAGGGGGGTACATGGATTGCGTTTTTGCACCCCCGCCCTATATAGGTAATCCGCTTAAAGCAAGACCCAAAAAAAGGAACGTGTAAAGTTAGCTCTGAATTTAGCCTGAGATACGTCCCCGGGGTATCTATCACACATACGCAAACATCTTGCTATATCATTGCCAGAAATTCCTAAACCCCCGTTTGTAATTTGCTTGACACCCAAGTAAGTTGCTGTGTTATATTCCGGCTATGGATACCCTACCACTACACCACACTAAATGGTCAGATAGGCTGGCGTTCGACATTGCCCTCACACTAGAGGGGAGTGGCGAGACTTTGCAAGAAGTCATGACACGCCACAACATCACGGCTAATGAGATTCTTATCTTTAATAGCGACCCCGTATTCCTTAAGAAGGTGGAGCACTACCGAGAGGAAGTTCGGGAAAAGGGAATTACATTCCGACTAAAGGCCCGCGCACAGGCGGAAGAACTCCTGACAACTTCTTGGATGTTGATTCACGACCCAGCCGTATCCCCCGCAGTCAAGGCTGACCTAATTAAATCGACAGTGAAGTGGGGCGGGCTTGAGCCAAAAACCACTGAGGTCGATAACAATGCTAATGGTGGCGTACGTATCACCATTAATTTAGGTGGGCAGCAGCACGAAGCCCAAGTCATTGAAGCACAAACAGTCGAGGTTATGGATGCTCCTGCCATTGCACTTAGAGAGTAGGTTTACTACTTCCTATGATGGGTTTCGTTCGGTGGTGTTAAATAGTTCTGTGGAGTATCATAACTTTACAACTATGTTAAAAGACGCAGGTGTGTCCTTCCGGACAAAGATTACGAAGCACAAAAAACGTGGCCGGGAATTTGTGGTCATGCTAGTACAGGAGATTTAATGTCACTGAACATCAACTACACGCCGCCTCCTACCGGGGCAAAATTCATGGAGTCTGACGCTAAGATGCGTGTGCTTATGGGGCCGGTAGGTTCGGGTAAGTCAGTAACTTCCTCGTTTGAGATTGTCCGTAGGGCCAGTACTCAAGTGCCAAATGCCCAAGGCGTGCGGCGTACGCGGGCGGCTATTGTGCGTGAAACCGCACGGCAGCTACAAGATACAACCATCAAGACGTTCCTAGATTGGTTCCCGCCCGGACAGTGCGGGGAGTACATGCGTACAACCAAAACTTACTTCTTTAAAGTAGGGGATGTCGAGTGCGAGATTATGTTCCG